TCAGCGTCTGGCCGTTCCATACCGGCATACAGCGCATCGCCGAGCAGAAATCACTGAGAACGTCCCACGCCTTACGCTGTTGTGACAGGTACGCATTAAAGGTCATCCGCGGCTCTGTGCCCCCGAAACCATCAGGGACCATCTGGTCGCAGTACTGCGCAATGGCATACAGCGCCCACTTGTCCACATCCGCCGCCCCCAGGCGTTTTCCCATGCCGTAGCGCGGGTGAGTCAGCATGTCCCACAGGCACCAGGCCGGGTTGTTGCTGTATGCCGGTTTCAGGCTGCCGTCCCAGATGCCGCTGTACGTGCGTTTTTCCGGGTCATAGTTTGACGGCACCTGGATGATGCGACCGCGGATATGGTAGTTCACCGTCATCTGCTGACCGCCAAACTGCTCCGCATCCACCTGCAGCCCCACAATGGCCGTGTTCGGGTAGCACTGTTTCACATCGATGATTTCGGTGTATGACGACCACAGCGTTCTGTTCTGCAGCTGGTCCGTGGTGCTGTCCGCCGTCTCCCTGACCATCCGGATGTTAAAGGGCCGGGGCGGCAGATTATCCAGAATCACCGACGCCAGGAACTGCGAGGTGGTCTTGCCGTTAATGGTGACATCCTTTTCCGTCACCCAGTTACCGTTACGCTGCAACTGAATCAGCAGTCGGACAGAAGAGTGATTACGGTCGCCCTTTGAGGTGGTCTCCAACAGTGACTGCACCCCGAAGGTGACCCGCAGGCGGTCAATGTTCGCGGACGTAATGGTGCGCGTCACCGGCTTTGCCTTCGTCACTTCCACGCCCAGTGCGGTTTCAGCTCCGGAGGACTCAAAGCCTTCCGGCGGTGTCTGCTCCTGCACCCCGGCACGCCAGACCGCAGTCACACCGTGTATCACGGGATTACCGTCCGTGTCCGTCAGCGGGGTTTTGTTCACCAGAATACTCTGCAGCCCCTTCACCGGACCTTCAATCGGCCCTTCACCAATGGCGTCAATCACGCTCATCATCTGCGTGGACTTAAGATTGTCCTTTGCCTCTACCGGCGTGTGCCCCTTGCCGCCCCCTTTACCCACTCTGTCCCCCTCTCCTGTCTGATGTCTGAATCTGTTTATGCCCCAAAAACGACAGGCACCCCGGAGGGTGCCTGTGTCATGACGGAATAAAATTTCTGAAACTCTTCACATTTCCGGCAATTGCCTGTAGCCGCAATAATGACGCTGCATTACTTTTTTGATGCCTGAAAAATAACTCCATAACGTTAATCTTCATCGTTCTCTCCCGCAGCTCCGCTAACTCTGCGGGATTTTTTTATTTTCATCCCCGCCCGATAACCACCACTTTCCCGTCTCCGCCCTCATCACGGGTGCTGATGTCCTGGGATATCCGTCGTGAACCAACCAGCATTTCACCATAAGGCACCGGCATCGGGTTCCCCTGGGCAATCATGTTATCCAGTGACGAAAAATACGTGTTCTGTTTACCGTTATCCGTTGCGCGGTAATCCGGTGTTTTTGCCTTCGGTGCCAGCATCTGGGCCACACCGCCCAGTATCATGCTGGCCCCCAGTGAAAACAGCATCGTGGTGGCAGAAAAACCACCGGCTGCCAGGGCTGAACCCCATAACGCCATTGATGCCCCGGCCGTGAAGAAAGAGCCCACGATGGCTGCCGCCCCCAGCACAATCTGCAGTCCACCCTTTCCGGCCCCGGCCAGTCGCGGCACAATATGGATGACCGCCCCCTCACCCAGAGGTTCGTGAAGACGGGCGTACACCGCCTCCGGTGCCGTGTCCTCACCGCGAATACGTATCTGGTACCAGCCTTCGTTCATCTGACGGCGGAATCCCGGCATCTGCAGCGACAGGGCACGGATGGCTTCCGCTGCCGTGTTCACATACAGGCTGAGGCGGCGGCCAAATCGTTGTAAATCCCCGTGAAGGCAGATACGTGCCAGTGGCGGTGACGCCAGACAGAATGCGTTCGTCGTTGCCATTTTTCGGAATACCTCTCCCGTTTACTCAGTTGTTCAGGCAGATGGTGAAGCAGCTCACCGTTGCCGCAGTAAATGGCGGCATGATTGGCCACCGATGCGCCAAAGCAGCACAGCAGGATATCGCCCGCCTGTGCAGAGGACAGGGGCACCCGGTAAAAGCCGGTGACCGCCATATTGTCCAGGTAAAGGTTCTGACCGTTGCGCCACCAGTCATCCTCACGCTCAAAATCCGGCATATCAATTCCCGCCAGATGGTAGGCATCCCGGAACAGCGTGTAACAGTCCGTCACCCCGTGCTCAAAGCGCCGTCCTGTCAGATGTGGCACACAGCGGAATTTATGAATTTCCCCCCGGCAGACCAGCCACCAGGACAGTGCACTTTTTATCTGCAGCCGCCGGTCGGCCTCGCTCAGCCAGGGCAGACCACCGGGGTGGCTGTGGACCAGTGCCACAATCTCCCCCTGCATTTCTGCCCGCAGCCAGTCCTCCGGCGACATCCGGAAATAATCTTCCGGCTCACCGGAGATATTCTCGCAGGGAAAATATCTTTCCCCTTCCGGCGTTCTCACCACGAAGCCGCACGACTCCGCTGGTGCACATCGCCGGGCGTGCGCCAATATATTGCTATAGAGCATGAGAACTCCTGATAAAAACCCAGCCGAAGCTGGGTCATTTCGTTGGCAATCTGTTAGTAGTGATGCGGTGAAGGAGGTAATTCTTTATTCTTAAGTCTCATCCATGCGGAAAGATTCGTTGGTCCGTCTGGCTCATTGATATCAACATCTCGTGTGTGATTAATTAAAACGTCTCTCGCCATTCCAATAACATACGAGAACTCATGACCGTAGTCGTAGCATCTGCCGGAATAGTTCGATTGAATTTGTTTTAGCGCCGGATACAGTTCGCGGAATAATGCCTGTGAGCGGTTGGCATAATCCCATAGCCATACAAGGCTGTTTGCTTCTTTTGCGGAAAGCTCGTTGGTGCTCTTCTCTTGTTTGCCAATGAATTCACCTTCAAGCACTACCCTGTGGATGTACTCTACGGCAAGCGGGATTTGTTCAATTGAAAGCTCATCAATGCTGTCAATACCAAAACGCTGATGAACCATATTGTATGCATCGTCATTGCGAAGTCCTTTCTTTCCTACCAGCATGTTTACTGCATCGCGTAGCGGTGTTCTTTCCTCAACAGTGGTTTTCTTTCCTTTTACATACTCGCCATGTTTGCGAATTGAAGGCAGAACTTCTGCTGTTACCCACTTGCGGAATTTGTGCGGGACTGAACCTTTATTGACTGCATCGCGGCAGCGCAGAACCAATGTATACATACCTGATTCGCTCACAATGCTTAGATTCTGCTCACCACCAAGGGTGTAACTTAAAGTTACTCCCTTTTCATCGTCATCAAGTGCAGTAAGCGCCTTGCGTGAGTTAGTCAAAGCTAAAGCATCACAAACATCTTTAGCTACAAACCACGGCTCACCGCACTTGTTGATGACGCGGATTTCACTGTCGCCGAATTTGAAGATAGTGAAATCGTTTTGTGCCTTTGCTATACTTTTCATGTCAATATTTCCTAAGCCGATTTGTTGATAACGAAGCCCTGACTGTTACAGCAGTTGGGGCTTCAACTTTCTGCTCTATCAGTTATATCTTTCCCTTCGTACACTTCACCTATATTGCTAATGCTGGCAGAACATCCAAGATACTTGTATCTTATGATGTCAAACACGCAGTCACTACACAGCATCCGACCTGTTTCTTTAGAGTAAATGTATGTTTGATCAGCGTCTGATTCGCTAATGCCGCAAAAAACAACATTCTTTACTCATACCGTTATCCCCTCTCTCTTCAGGCTGTCCAGCAATCACATCACTTCCGAGTTAAACGACCGGCATTCTTCTTTGGCCTTTCCTGTAATCGCATCTTTTAGCGACTGAGGTATTCTCACCAAAATTCTGCTAACTTCTTTTTCCATATCGCCACCGCGTGAGTTATTATGAATCACAAACGTATCACTGTGACTATATCAAGTCAAAGTTTTTTTGAATACACTGTGATATCAATGTGATTATCACGGTGTAAGTATGACGAAGGTTAGAGACATAGCCCCATATAGCGTAAGAATGCCAGATAGCCTCAAGCGCGACCTGACCATAAGAGCATCGAAAAACGGACGCTCATTAAATTCAGAAATAGTTATGATCTTGCAAGCTGCTATTGATGAAGAAAAATCACCAAGATCAATAGAAGGTTTTGCTCAACAAGAATCTGAAAAATTTAGGGAGGCTCTTCTTAAGACTCTCAGCAGCATGTACGGCGAAGATAAAAAACCCACCTGATGGTGGGCATAATCCATTACTGCGAAAGTTTATTAATGGAAAGGAAACCGCCAAAATTAGCCACCATGCCGCGCATCTCACACCCGCGCATGCACTTGCTGCATCTGTCCTTACGGATATCCGTGGTGGGGTTGTCGAACTCATCCGCCACCGCAGGACCGTGATAACCGCATTCATCTCCCCGGTAATCCCACATACAGGTGTTCGCCAGCATGATGCGACCGGGAAACAGCGCTCCGTCCGTCTCCGTCGGTGTTGCCAGCACAAACGAGGCTGTCATGGCCGTCAGCTCTGACATCTGCTCCACCACCCAGCGGTCTCTCAGCTCCTGCTCCGGGTCCG